GCTGACCTGCAGGTCGCGGATATGTCCGCCAACAGCCCTGTGGGCACTACGCTCGCCATACTAGAGCGGACCTTGAAGGTGATGTCGGCTGTCCAAGCCCGCATCTACTACTCCATGAAGCAGGAGTTCATCCTGCTGCGCGACATCATCCGGGACTACACACCCGACGAGTACAGCTACGAGCCTCAGGAAGGCTCACGCAAGGCCAAGAAGGACGACTACGACCTCGTTACCATAATCCCGGTGAGCGACCCCAACGCTGCCACGATGGCGCAGAAGGTTGTCCAGTATCAAGCGGTCATGCAGCTGGCTCAGGGGGCTCCGCAGCTCTACGACCTGCCCTTCTTGCATCGTGAGATGCTGACGGTCCTAGGGATTAAGGACGCCGCTAAACTGGTCCCGACTGTGGACGACCAGAAGCCCCGCGATCCAGTCTCCGAGAATATGTCGGTGGTGGCTGGCAAGCCCGTCAAGGCGTTCCTGTACCAAGACCACGAGTCCCATATCACGGTTCACATGGCCTTCCTGAACGACCCGCAGACGGCTGCTATGCTGGGCCAGAACCCACAGGCGCAAGCCATGCTAGGGGCACTACAAGCTCACATCGCTGAACACTACGGCATGATGTACCGCAAACAGATCGAAGACGCTGCTGGCGTTCCCTACCCGGAACCTGATGCGCCGATGGATAAGGACACCGAGCTTAACATCTCGCGTCTGGCTGCCGCTGCCGCTCAACAGGTACTGCAGAAGAAGCAGGAAGCTGCCCAACAGCAGCAGAATGCACAGACTGCCCAAGACCCCATCGTGCAGATGCAGCAGGAAGAACTGAAAATCAAACAGCAGGAGATGCAGATCAAGGAGAAGAAGCTCCTTATCGATGCTGCTGCCAAAGACGACCAACTGGATATTGAGCGCGAACGCATCGCCTCGGCAGAACGGATCGCGGGCCTACAGGTCGGCGCAAAAATCGGAGGGGGCAAAGAAGCGCTCGCCGCAAAACAGGAATCGGAAGGGCTCAAAATGGGAGTGGATATCGCTCGTGATTTGACCAACCGGTCCCAGCAACAAGCTCCTACAAAACAGAGCAGAGAAGGAACTTAAATGAGTAGCGATCTACTAAAGTATCTCTCAAACAAGATACAGGAAGAGATCAAAGTCATGTCTGACGACATGGCGAAAGGCACTGCTAAAGACCACGGCGACTATAAATACGCTTGCGGTATTGTACGGGGCCTCATGATTTCGAATAACTTCTGCATAGAAGCTGCCCAACGGATGGAGGCAGACGATGAGTGAGCTTATTCTCCCCTCTGGTGTGAAGTACACCAAGACCGTCACCCCGCCCAAGGAACCCGAGGTTCCCGTTGAAGACCGAGCCAGCCAGTTACCCACCCCTGCGGGCTATCGCATCCTGTGCGCTATTCCTGAGATCGAGGAAAGAACGGCAGGCAACGTCCTCAAGGCAGATGTCACCATTGAATACGAAGAACTGCTGACCACGGTCCTGTTCGTCGTGAAGATAGGTGCGGACTGCTACAAAGACCCGACCCGGTTCCCCAGCGGTCCTTGGTGCAAAGAAGGCGACTTCGTCGTCGTGCGCCCCCATGCAGGCTCGCGGATAAAAATCCACGGTCGGGAGTTCCGCATGATTAACGACGATAGCGTTGAGGGGACTGTTGAAGACCCTCGCGGAATTTCCAGAGCCTAAAGGAGGCACAAATGAGCGAAAACATTGACGACGACTTCGAAGTCGAAATTGAAGGTGGTCCCGAAGTAGAGGTCGAGGATGATACACCTCCCATAGATCGCAATAGGGAACCTTTGCCCGAGGAGATCGTTGCCGAGCTTGAAGCTGACGAGCTTGATGACTACTCCGACAAGGTAAAGACGCGCCTTAAGCAGATGAAGAAGGTGTGGCACGACGAGCGGCGCGAGAAGGAGCGCGCTCTTCGGGAAAACCAAGAGGTCGTTTCTGTCACCCAACGGGTTATGGAAGAGAATAGGCGGCTAAAGCAGTCCTTATCTCAGGGTCAGGATACCATCGTAACTTCCTACAAGCAGCAAGCTGAGATGGAAGTTGCTGATGCGCGTCGCGCATACAAGGAAGCGTACGAAGCCGGGGATACTGATAAAGTTCTTGAGGCCCAAGAAAGGCTTCAGAACGCAGGCTTCAGACTGCATCGACTGAATGATTACCAACCGGCTTTACAGAACGAAGAAGAGCCGGTACAGAACGTGCAGGAAGCACGTCAAGCTCCTCCGACTGACCGAAAAACTAATGCGTGGCAAGAGCGCAATACGTGGTTCGGCACCGATGAAGAGATGACGGCAGCTGCTCTTGGGCTTCACCAAAAGCTTGAGAAACAAAACGGCGTTCAATACGTCGGCACAGACGAATACTGGCGGTCCATCGACACAACGATGCAGCGTCGGTTCCCGGAGTACTTTGGGGAAAACGATAGGCAGAATGGCGGGAACGCCAAGACAGCGCCTCGTTCAAACTCAAGGGCTGCCACAGTTGTGGCTCCAGCTTCTCGTAGTACCTCCTCCAAACGGGTTGTGCTTAAGCAGTCTCAGTTAGACGTAGCCAAGAAATTTGGCCTCACTCCTGAGCAATATGCTCGTGAATTCATCAAGCTGGAGCAATAAAAATGGTTGAAACTAGACTTACCCGCGAACTTGAAACCCGTGAACTCACCGGACGCCCCAAGCAATGGCAGCCAGCTTCGGCCCTGCCCGAGCCTGACAAGGAGCCCGGATATGACTATCGGTGGGTTAGGATTTCTTCCCGCGCGCAGAACGATCCTCAGAATATCTCGTCCAAACTACGAGAAGGCTGGGAACCGGTGCGCATCGAAGAGCAACCTCAGTTTAAGATGATGGTTGATCCTAACAGCAGGTTCAAAGATAACGTTGAAGTTGGTGGGTTGCTTCTCTGCAAAATTCCCTCTGAGTTCATGGACCAGCGTCGTAAACACTATAACGACATGAACCGTGTTCAGATCGAGTCTGTGGACAACAACTTTATGAGAGAAAACGATCCAAGGATGCCGCTCTTTAGAGAGCGCAAGTCCTCGGCCTCGTTTGGCAAAGGCAAATAAGCTAGGAGCTTAGAAATGGCATATCCTTCCGTTTCAGCCCCCTACGGGCTGGTCCCGATCAATCTGATCGGTGGGCAGGTTTTTGCTGGTGCAACTCGTCTGATTCCTATTGCTACCAATTCCTCGACCGCCATTTTCTACGGCGACCTCGTGAAGTTGAACAGCGGTGGTACTCTGGACAAGGACACCGGCACTAACGCTGCTACTCCTGTCGGCGTTTTCCTTGGTTGTGCCTATACGGACCCAACCTTTGGTAAGACGTTCCGTCAGTTCTACGCTGCCACTACGAGCATCACCGACATCGTTGCCTATGTGCAGGATGACCCGGACGCGCTGTACAAGGTTGCGGTTGTCTCAACTGGTGTGAACATCAGCTATATGAATCGCACGTCTGTTGGTAACAACGCGGTGCTGGTCCAAACGGCTGGTAACACTACCACAGGCAACTCCAATGTGGCTGTCAGCTCGACTACGGCGACGACTTCGACGTTCCCTATCCGTGTTATTGATGTTGTGCCTGAAACCATTTCTGCCGCTGGCTCCTTTACCGAGGTCATCGTGAAGTGGAACCAAGGTATGCACCAGTATCTCAACCCCACTGGCGTTTAAGGAGAACTGGTTAGATGGCTATTTCACGCGCACAACTCCTTAAAGAACTCCTGCCGGGTCTGAACGCTCTGTTCGGTCTCGAATATGCTCGCTACGGCGAAGAGCATAAGGAAATCTTTGAGACGGAAACCTCCGAGCGTTCGTTCGAAGAAGAAACCAAGCTGTCGGGCTTCTCGGCTGCTCCGGTTAAGAACGAAGGCAGCGCCATTGCATATGACAATGGGCAGGAAGTCTTTACCGCCCGATATAACCACGAGACGATTGCTCTTGGTTTCTCGCTGACGGAAGAGGCCATTGAGGACAACCTCTATGACTCTCTGTCTTCGCGTTACACCAAGTCGCTGGCTCGTGCGATGTCGTACACCAAGCAGACCAAGGGCGCTGCGGTCCTGAACAACGGCTTTGACACTGGCTTCCCCGGTGGCGACGGCGTTCCTCTGTTCTCGGCTTCGCACCCTACCGTTTCAGGCGGTGTCAACTCGAACATCCCAACCACAGCTGCCGATCTTAACGAGACTTCGCTTGAAGCCGCCGTTATCCAGATCGCTGCGTGGGTGGATGAACGTGGCCTGCTGATTGCGGCTAAACCCCGCAAGCTGGTTATTGCGCCTTCGAATATGTTTGTTGCAACCCGCCTGCTCGAAACGGACCTCCGTGTCGGTACGGCTGATAACGACATCAACGCCCTGAAGAGTAACGGTTCGATCCCGGAGGGTTACACTGTTAACCACTTCCTGACCGACCCTGACGCTTGGTTCCTGAAGACTGACGTGCCGAACGGTATGAAGCACTTCGTCCGTACTCCGCTGGCTAACAGCATGGACGGCGACTTCGACACCGGCAACGTCCGTTACAAGAGCCGCGAACGCTACTCGTTCGGCTGGTCTGACCCGCTGGGCATGTTCGGTTCTGCAGGCGCTTAACGCCTAGACGAGGGGAAGAGGATCAAACCTCTTCCCCTTTATCTTTTCGAGTGTATTATCTGGCATTATCTAGGGTTTCTCGCCTGTACCGACTGACCTAGCAGACGTAGTAGAGACGGTGCGGGTATGTGCTGCTACACGGAGTTAAAGCTATGGGTCTGTCTACTTTCCAAGGTCCGGTACGTTCGCTGAACGGCTTCATCGGGCAAGGTCCGGGTACGGTTGTTGTCAACAACGCTGCGACGCTTACGCTAGACCCGTTGGTCCACGGCGGGCGCATCATTGTCATCACCGCTGCTACCACCACGATCACTCTCCCCGCCGTCAACGTCACGGCTGACCCCAACTCGTCGGGTCCGGGCTCTGATCCAAACACATCTAACAACCAAGGTGTCCTGTACACCTTCGTGAACACCGTCACCGCGGTTGCTATCAAGGTCATCACTGGGTCGGGCAACTTCCTGCTTGGTTCCGCAATGCTCAGTGCAGCTACCCCTTCGGCCTTCTTCGCTGATGGTACGGCTACTCGGTCGATCAACCTGAATGGCACCACGACCGGTGGTATCGTTGGTAGTTTCTTCACCATCCAAGCCATCGCTGCTAACCAGTATCTGGTGCGCGCGGAGCTAAGTGGTTCGGGCACTCTGGCAACGCCATTCGCTAACTCCTAAGTAGAGTTCAACCTCTTAAAGGAGAAAGCTTATGGGTATGCAGTATGATATTAAATCTACAAAGCCTCTCACCTCTACTGGGGCTTTTGTAGACCAGAATAACAACAATCTAACCCGTACCCGTATTAAAGCTCTTTACAGCGTGTGCGGGGCGTCTGCGGGGTCTGTTGTTATTACTGATGGAAGCGCGGGTGAGACATTGCTCACCCTTAATGTGCCTACAGCGGCTAACGCTGGGTATGTGTATATAATCCTACCCGGCGAAGGTATCCTCTCGGCCAATGGGGCCTACGGTACGAATACAAACGCGGCATCAACAATCCTCTTTTACGGGTGATACGTGAACGTAGAAAAAGGTTACGACCTCGCGGGTAGGAGCTTATTCATTGCCCTACCCGCCTACGACTTCAAGGTTTCCTTGAAGCTGGCAATTTCCCTTGCGCGTGTGGCGCAGGCGGCTCCCCAACACGGGATTGATATTCATATTGGTAGTGTGTGCGGCTGCTCCGTTGTGTCGCGCGCTCGCAACCTGCTGACCAAGGACTTTCTGGAAACCGAGTGCACGGACCTTATCTTTATCGACGCAGACATTAACTTCGCGCCTGAGGATGTTTTCCGCCTTATGGCTTGGACTACGGACCCCAAGAAAGGGATCGTGGCAGGTGTCCCCCGCGTACGCGGCGAAGAGAGAATCTACATCACTTCTCTTGAATACGACGACAACCAAGAGCTTACCATGAACAGCATGGGGCTTGTCCGTGCGGAGCGTGTGGCGACTGCCTTTATGATGGTTCGCCGTGATGTGTTCGAAACCCTTGTCGAGGCCCACCCGGATTGGACCTACTACGACAAGAAGTCAGACCGGATGCTTCCTGCCATCTTCGACTTCAAACTCACTGAAGAGGGCTACATGGGCGAGGACTTCCTGTTCTGCGACCGCGCCCGCGAGGTTGGCTTTGAAGTCTGGATCGACCCCACCATCAAGCTCGGCCATATGGGCGTGCAAGAGTTTCTGGGCGATTTCGGCAAGGATGTCCTCTACCCGATGATTGTGCCAGCCCAGAAGGTGGCCTGATGGCTACGACCCCAGCATGGACGCGCAAAGAGGGTAAGAACCCTAAGGGCGGGCTCAACGCCAAGGGTCGCGCTTCCTATAATGCTGCTAATCCCGGTAAGCCCGGTCTCAAGCGCCCGCAGCCCGAGGGGGGTTCGCGTAAAAAGAGCTTCTGCGCCAGAATGACAGGCATGAAGAAGAAGCTAACGAGCGCTAAGACGGCAAACGATCCGAATAGTCGGATAAACAAGAGCCTTCGGGCTTGGGACTGCTGAGGAGATAAACATGGCTAAGAAGATGGCTTCAGGCGGTGCGTTCCGTAGCTCTGCTAACGGTATCGCCAAAAAGGGTAAGACCCGCGTTACTATGGTCAAGATGGCTGGTGGCGGCATGATGTACGCCAAGGGCGGTAAAAAGATGGCTCGCGGCGGCAAGATGGCCTCCGGCGGCAAAATGAAGGATTGCTAGAATGCGATCTTCCCGGGGGATGGGCGCTGTCCGTACGTCCAAAATGCCAAAGGGCTCGGCCATCACCCGGAAAGACAACCCGGATAAGGTCCGTATGTTTGCCAAAGGCGGCACCGTCGATCCACTCAAAAACAAGATGGGTGGGAAGACTGATCCCGAGGGCGGCGATTACGTAATCGCTGGCCCCGCCAAGGATACCAAGCAGAAGAAACCTGCTCCGCGTCCCGTTAAGCCTAGCACTCCCATGCCTCCAAAGACCGGGGACAAGAAGGATGCCGAGTACGGCGACTACGTAATTGGCAAGGCCAAGGGCGGCA